ATGAAGATTTCAAAAATCACGATAAAGCAACTCTTCGGGATTAAGGAATGGCAGGGGGACGGAAAGAACATTGAGCTTGTCGGAGACAACGGTACTGGAAAAACATCCGTTATTGACGCAATCAGATATGCTCTTACAAATTCCTCCGACCGTGAATTTATCGTAAAAAACGGAGAGACAGAGGGAGAGATTTACATAGAAACAGATAACGGTCTCTCCATTGACAGAAAAGCCAGAACGGCAATGACAGATTACAAATCTGTTAAACAGAACGGCAATGTAATTCCAAGTCCCGAGTCGTTTCTGAAAACAATATTCACACCGTTGCAGCTTTCCCCTATGGAGTTCATCTCTATGGATAAGAAAACCCAGAACGCAACGATTTTGGATATGATTCAGTACGATTGGAACCTTGACACCATCAAGGAATGGTTCGGGGAGATTCCGAGGGATGTAAATTACGAGCAGAATATCTTGGCTGTCCTGAATGATATTCAGGCAGAGAACGGTTACTACTTTATGCACCGTCAGGATGTAAACCGTGATATTCGTGCGAAGAAAGCAGTTATCGCAGATATTGGCAGTTCACTTCCTATCGACTATGACGGAGAGAGATGGGAAAAGGAAAACCTCTCAGAACTCTACACAGAGATCGAGAAGATCCGCAAGAACAACGAGACTATTGAAAAGGCAAAACGCCTTAGAGACAGCCACGATGGAAAAATCCGCTCATTTCAGGCAGACAAGGAAATCAAAATTGCCGCACTTGATACGGAAATGGCTCAGCAGGAAAAGAACATTGAGAGTGAGTTGGCACAGCTTGAAGAGAGAATAAAAGCCCTCAGAGAGAAGAAAGACGGCCTTGCTGGTGTAAAAGCGGACAAGGTAAAGGTAATTCAGTCGGAGTATGAGGCAACCGTGTCTAAGTATGAAGCTGAGCAGGCATCCTACGCAGAATACGCAGATATGGAAACCACACCTATTGATGATCTTATGGCAAAAGCCAATGAGACTGAGAAGATGAAAGGCCATATCAATGAGTGGCGCAGAATGTTGAACATCCAGAAAGAGGTTGATGAGTTGCAGAGTGAGTCAAACAGTCTCACAGAGAAGATCGAACTGGCAAGAACTCTTCCGGGAACCATTCTGGAAACCGCAGAGATTCCGATTGAGGGTCTGACCGTTAAAGACGGAATACCTCTTATCAATGGATTGCCGGTAAGCAATTTGTCAGAGGGAGAAAAACTTGACCTCTGCATTGATGTGGCAATTCAGAATCCGGCGGGATTATGAGAAACTGTCTGAGGAAACCCGCACACGTCTCTATGAGAAGTGCAAAAAGAAAGGGTTGCAGTTCATAGCAACCAGAACCACAAGCAACAATGAATTAACAGTTATTGAACTGTAGGAGGAAACACTATGGCAGGAAAGAATGATAACTTTGACGCACTTATGGCGATGATGGCACTCAAACACATTATGGATGATACGAAAGATATTGAAATCCATCCATTCACTTGTGAAGTGACCGTAACGCCTACATCAATCAGTTGCAGTTCTTCTGGAAATAAGGCATTTCTCGAAGATATTGACGGTGGAATGGAGTGGGCGGAGGAAACCAACAACCTCATCAAAGATATTATGTCTGAGCAGACGATAAAGCTCACTGATTTGATGAAAAAGAAATTTGGTTTCGATACCGTCAAAGTTAAGCCCAACTCCGAAGATGGTTTTGCGGATTTTTTGAAGAACCTTTTCGGGGGGGGGTACAGACGATAGCGAATAAAACAAATAATCTGCCTGCCATAGCCTTTTCTTGGTAGGCAGATTCATAAAAATACAAGGAGGTTATTTATGGCAACAAAAGACACAAATTATTTAGTGGCAGTTCATAAAGGACTGGACGAAAGCCTTGAAAAACAGGTTGCGGCTCTGCCGGAGAAATTCAACAAGCAGAGATTTTTACAAAACTGCATGACGGTTCTGCAGGACGGACAGGCTGATTTCTCAAAATGCGAAGCACCGACCGTTGTGCGAACACTCTTAAAAGGAGCTTTCCTTGGTCTCGATTTCTTTAACGGAGAGTGTTACGCAATTCCCTACGGAACACAGTGCCAGTTCCAGACGGACTACAAGGGAGAAATCAAACTCTGTAAAAGATATTCGAGCAACCCAATCCGTGATATTTACGCAAAGGTTGTTCGTGAGGGAGATTCGTTTGAGGAAGTAATCGACAATGGAAAACAGTCGGTTAATTTCAGACCGAAAGCGTTCAACAATGGAGAAATTATCGGTGCATTTGCGGTAGTTCTCTACAAAGACGGTTCCATGATGTACGACACCATGAGCAAAGAGGACATTGAACATACCAGACAGACATTCTCAAAGGCAGCAAACAGTAAGGCGTGGAAAGAAAGTTACGGAGAGATGTGTAAGAAAACAGTCCTCCGCCGTTTGTGTAAGCTGATTGACCTTAATTTTGACACTGCCGAACAGTGCCAGGCATTTGAAGATGGATCTGCCTTTGATGTAAAGGAAAAACCAAAAGAGAAGTATCAGGCACAGGACATTTATCAGTCTCAGGATCAGAGTTCTCATAACGGAGATGAGGATTCTGATGGTGTGATTGACGGAACATTTAAGGAAGTAGATGAGTAACCTCATCGCACTTACCCCGGAGAATTATTACTCACAGGAAGCCAATATGCAGTATGTGTCCGTATCTCAGTATAAGGACTTCAATGGAACAACCGGAAAGTTAGGTTGCGAGGCTTATGCGATGGCAAAACTCCGGGGAGAAGTAGAGGAAGTCTCCACCACTCCGTTATTGGTAGGTTCTTATGTGGATGCCTACTTTGAGGGGACACTTCCTACATTTTCCGCTCAGCACCCAGAAATCTTTTCATCCAGAGGTAAAACCGCCGGAGAATTAAAAGCCGAGTACAAGCAGGCCTCTGCAATGATTGACAGGGCAGAAAAAGACAAAGTTTTTATGCAGTATATGGCCGGAGATAAACAGGTAATTATGACCGGGGAAATCAATGGCATACCGGTAAAAATCAAAATTGATAGTTGTGATGGAAAAAGGATCACTGACTTAAAAACCGTAAAATCTGTTACAGAAACTTTTTATGCAAAGGATCTGGGGCAGAGACTTAATTTCTGCGAATGGTGGGGATATGACCTCCAAGGGGCTGTTTATAGAGAAATATATAGGCAGAACACGGGTAAATTGTTACCGTTTTATATTTGTGCAATTAGCAAAGATAAGACTTCTCCAGGAAATATACCTCATCCGAGAATTAAGGTTATTGAAATTCCACCTATGGTTATGGATGAGAAACTGGCAGAGTTCCAAAGCAACATCATCAAGGTTCAACGCCTGAAAGATGGAGAAATTGAACCTCTGAGATGCGAGGTATGCGATTACTGTGCCGACACTGAGGTTTTGGATGGACCTATATCAATGGATATGCTTATGGGAGAGATTTAATGAGAGATTCAATTATTGTGGATATGAAATATGCGGATCTTGATATTATCAACGGTCAGTATGGGGTTGAGAGACATCATTGCCTCGGAGGCCCCAACCGAAAAAAAGCAGATGAAGATGGCTTATGGGTTCCACTCACACCAGAACATCACAGAACGGGGAAGATAAGCGCACACCAGAGCACAGAAGTACAAAAACTGTTGCAGATAATAGCGCAGCTCTCCTACGAACTCAATGAGGTATCACAAGGACTTACCGTGGATGAAGCACGGAAAAAGTTCTTTGATAGATACAGAAAATTCTACATTTAGGAAAGGAAGTGATAAAAGTGGCAGAGAAACTTACATTGGCATCTATGTGTGCCGGAGGCGTTCAGGAAAGAATCGACAGAGCGTTAGCGAAAATCTCAGATAACATTCTGGATTTGAACACTGATGCAAAGAAGAAACGTGTCCTTGATGTAAAGATCACTCTTACTCCCAATGAGGATGATAGAGAGGATGTTTCCGTTGAGGTTCAGACTTCCGTTAAGCTGGCTCCTGAGATGGGACTGAAAACTCAGTTATTCATCAACAAGGATTTCAGAAGTGGTGTTACAACCCTTACTGAACATTCCAAAGGCGCGATCAAAGGACAGCTTACCTTGGACGATTGCGGTATGAGCATGAACCCGGAGGAAGTTGAGGAAGAAAATCCGGTAACAGCAGAGGAACTTGGTTGTGATCCTGAGACCGGAGAGGTTCTGGAAAAAGAAGCCCTAAAAGTTGGGTCAAAAGTAATCAGCATGAGAGATGCTGCAAACGGTTAGGAGGACATTATGTGTAAAAGACCTATGGAACTGGCAGACACCGCAGAAATGATGATGAGCGAAGATTACAAGGAACGATTCAGAGCCGAGTACGGTCAGGTTGCTATTCGCCATCAGAAATTAAAGGCTATGCTTGAAAAGTGGGACAAGGGAGAGCTTAATTTCACTCCTACCTGTCCGAGAAGCACCTACGACTTACAGATTAAAGCCATGGCAGACTATATCGCAGTTCTTGAAGCGAGAGCGGTCATGGAAGATATTCTTTTATAGGAGGGTGTCGCAATGAATTTTGGAAAAGCGTTAGAAGCAGTAAAGGACGGAAAGAAAATTTTCCGTCTTGGATGGAACGGCAAAGGGATGTTCGTGGTTTATCAGAAAGGCTACCCGGACGGAATCCCTTGCAACTTACAGACTGCCAAGGCTTGGGGCATGAATGAGGGAGATTTATTCAAGTGCGAGCCGTATTTGCAGATTAAAACCGCCGATGGTTCTCATGCAATGTGGGTTCCGTCAATCGGAGACATTCTGGCAGAGGATTGGCAGATTATCCAGTAACAGGAGGAAGATATGTTAAAAGCAGCTATTGAGAAAATCCTTTCCCTTGACGAACCTCATATTAAGTCGATTGAGGGAAGAACCTATGTAGATAAGAATATGACGATGATCGGCAAGGAACTCAGAGCGGATGGAATTACCATGAACACACTGAGCAGCCTTGTGGATTTTATCAAAAAGAGCACAGAAGATTTCAAGGACGGACAGTACATCGTTCAGGTCGTTTCTCCTACCAAAGTTATTCTGTTTTCCAGTTTGGATGCAGACCGCAAGAGAGAAACACTTGCAGTAGTTGAGGCTGAAATCCCGGACTTCTCATTTGGACGTTTCACTGAAAACGAAGAGTTCATTATCGGAGTGCAGTCCAAGTTCCTTAATGAAGATGCAGAGGTCAATGATAAGCCTATCATCTTGCAGTTTGCCGGAAATGTGAAAGCCGGTACGGTAGCTGAGTACGGAGATACCGGAGTTGGACAGAAAGCAGCCATTAAAAAGGGCGTTGCGTCCTTGCAGGAGGTTGAGGTTCCCAGTCCTTGCCGTCTGATGCCGTACAGGACCTTTACAGAAGTTAAACAGCCTATGAGCAGCTTTATCTTCCGCGTAAAGGACAATGATCGCCTTGGCGTTTCCTGTGCCTTGTTTGAGGCAGACGGAGGCGCATGGAAGAATGAGGCGAAAGCCAACATCAAAGCGTATCTCGAAAAAGAACTTGCGGATGTATCAAACATTTTCGTGATTTCCTAAATAATCGTAACCCGTAAATATGTTTCTGCAATTATCTCCTAAGATTGGTCTCTGAGGAAAATATGTCACGAAAGCCGCAGAACACACAAACGGTTTACCTCCTTTTAAGAAATTCGATTAGTTAAATGGTATAAACCCTGACAAGGATCTTTTGTTAAATTACCTAGGAGCCGTCATTCCGGCGGCTCCGCCCATAATGAAAGAAAGGAGGGGGATAGATGCACAAGGTTGTTATCAAAGGGAATTACTATGGCAGAACCAGAACCTTGCCGGATCTTAACGATTATTTGCATGAATGTGCGAGGCATCCACAGATGGGTGCGAAAATGAAAAGAGACTACCAGATGATCGTGTGTAATGCCATTAGAACGCAGTTACCACGATTGACTATAAATAATCCAATCATCATTCATTATCGGTTCTATGAGCCGGATAAACAGCGAGACAAGGGCAATATATTCGCCTTTGCTGACAAGGTGTTTGAGGACGCATTGCAGAAATGCGGAGTAATCAAAAATGACGGTTGGGGCGAGATTGATAACTTTACGCATGACTTCTATGTGGATAAGAAAAACCCAAGGATTGAGATATTCCTTGAAGAGATAGAGAAAGGACCGTTCGATGGCTGAGAAAAAGTATTTTTGGCTCAAAATGCCCCGGAACTTCTTTGAAAAACACTATATCAAGATACTTAGAGCAAAGGATAATGGCGATCTTTTGGTTATGTTCTATATATGGATGATTACAGAGTCAATCGACCATGAGGGCAAACTGCGATTTTCCGAAGATATTCCGTATGACGCAGAAATGTTGGCGGAAGCATCCGGTTTTGCGTTACAGATTGTTACACAAGCGTTACAACAATTTTCAAAATTACAGCTTGTGGTTACGGAAAGTGACGGCACACTATTTTTACCAAAATCTCTGAAAATGATTGGGTCTGAATCGGCATCCGCACAGAGGGTTAGGGAGTATCGGGAGAGAGAAAAAAACAAGACAAAACCCACTGAGACACCCGAAAACACTGAATGTAACGAACGTGTAACAGAGAGTAACGTTAATGTTCAAAAAGGTAACATAGAGAAAGAGTTAGAGAAAGAGTTAGAGAAAGAAAATAAAAAAGGGGGAAAGAGGGAAACTACCCAATCAATTTTTGAAAGGCTTCTCCCTGAGTACACCATCTCTGATGTAATGGCAGATAAACTTCGCGAATGGTTCAAGTATAAGACGGAACGGAAAGACGGATATAAGGAACAGGGCATGAAGTCGTTGTTAAAACAGGTTGCCAATAAGGTCTCTGTCTATGGAGATACTGCCGTATGCAATCTTATTGATGAATGTATGTCGAATGGATGGAAAGGCATTATTTGGGATAAATTGCAATCATCTTCTGCATACAGAAATAGCGGAGATCGCATTGGAAACAGAGTAAAGGATGTGGATGGCTGGTAATGGAAAGAGAAGAATTTAAGATTTTGGTAAAAGCTATGAAAGCGGTCTACGCACAGCCGACATTCATACCAGATAAAGACGCTTTCGATGTGTGGTATGGATTATTACAAGATCTTCCGTATGAGCAGGCAAACTTGGCAATACAAAAGTACATGACGAGTGAACGTTTTCCTCCAACCATCGCAGATATTCGCACTAAAGCAACGGAGATTATTGCTCCGGCGGAAGAAAGCATGAGCGAACTGCAGGCATGGGCGTTGGTACAGAGGGCGTTAAGGAACTCCGGTTACAACTCAGAAGAGGAATTTGCAAAACTGCCGGAGGCGTGCCAAAGAGCTGTTGGAACGGCGGCAAACCTCAAAGAGTGGGCGTTGATGGATTCAGACCAAGTGGCAACCATTGAACAGTCGCATTTTATCAGGAACTATCGTACTTCGGTGCAGCGGATGAAAGAAGAGGCACGTCTGCCGGAGAATGTAAGGATGCTCATAGCCGATATAGGGAAGAAACACGCAGCACTTATGGAAAAAGCAGTAGACCCACAGATAGAAATGCAAAAAATTGAAGTGCCGGAGGAAAAGACCGAACCACCATCCGGTATGTCAAACGAAACCAGAAAGAGACTGGATGAAATGTATGAGAAGTTCGGTGTTAAAAAGTAACGGAGGAAAGGGCAGCGCGCATAAATCCTGGGAACCTCTGAAATGGATTGAGAAAATTATCATACAAAGAGATGAGGGAAAGAGGATTGTGTCCGAAGTGTGGTAAAGAAAACCCAACGCCGGAAAGATCCATGTGTCCTGACTGTGCGGCAAGAAATTCTGAATTACGCAAGCAGAACCGAAAATACCATGAAAGGATTGGGATATGCACTCATTGTGGGAAAAATCCAGCAGAACCTAACAAAAAGCTATGTTATGAGTGCTTGGGTCAATTTCAAGATAGTTATTCGGAAAAAGGGAAAACCGATGAACAGAAAGAGAAAGATCGGCTGAGGAAAAGGCAGTTAAAACAGACACGCATCGAAAACGGACTATGCCCCAGATGCGGAAAACATCAATCACAGAATGGTGGTTTATGCCAGAGATGCAGGGCGTATCTGAAAAATTACAGAGACAAAAACCGATGCGATTTGTCACGTTCAGAGAGACCGGACTACGGCATTTGCTATATATGTGGCAAAAATCCAACAATGAAAGGGAAAAAGGTGTGCGATAAGTGTTATGAAACACGGCTGAGTACCTTACCGGCAATGTGGGAAAATGCGAATAATGACTACTTCCGGCAGCTTAATTATGCGAGATTTTGCATGATAAAAAATCAAAGAAAGGAGAAAACGAGTGGATCAGATTTCAATGTTTGATTTAATGTACCCAACATTTAAGACTGACAACCCAGTGCGATTGATAGAATTGTTTGCCGGGGTTGGTTCTCAGGCGATGGCACTTCGTAATCTTGGCGTACCGTTTGAACATTACCTTATGTCTGAATGGGAAATGCACGCCACGGCATCATACAAAGCTATTCACATGGCGGACGATGATACGGATTACAGTGCAGAAATGAGTTCTGAGGATGTTATACAGGCACTTACTCAGTTGGGAATATCCGTGGATGGAAAGAAACCTCTCACGGAAGAGCAGATAAGGAGTCATTCATACAGTGACGCATGGCGCAGAGAATGTTACAACAACATAAAAGCCACGCACAACCTTGTCAACATTTGCTCAATGAGGGGGGGTGATCTGGCAATAACGAATACTGACAGATACACCTACCTTATGACGTATTCGTTTCCATAAGACCTTGCCAGGACTTATCACTCGCCGGAAAGATGCGAGGAATGAAAAAAGGATCAGGAACACGTTCCGGGTTACTGTGGGAAGTTGAAAGACTTCTGAATGAGACAGAAAATCTTCCCCAGATACTTCTCATGGAGAATGTGCCACAGGTTATCAGCGCAGACAACATAGACGATTTTCATAGCTGGTGCAGCTTTCTTGAAAGCAAGGGATATAAGTGTTATACGCAGATCCTCAATGCAAAGGATTACGGAGTGGCACAGAACAGAGAGCGTTGTTTCATGGTATCTATTTTTGGAGATTATAATTACAAATTTCCGCAGCCGGTTCCACTGGATAAGACAATGAAAGATTATTTGGAGGACGAGGTAGACGAAAAGTATTACATCAACTCTGAAAAGGCACAGAAACTCATCAAGGACTTACGAGAGAGCGGTCAGTTAGACGGTATCTCAAAAACCGTTAGGGGGGGGCAGAGGCTCAGTAGACAGGCATCATTGGGATGCGGTGTTACAGAAGTAGACAGCCCAGATGAACCATGAGCCGGCCATTGATTGTGGCTCATACGGGAACAGGCGGAGAAAGAGGACGTATAATGTCCCCGGATGGCATATCAGTGGCATTGTCGGCAACGGATTATAAAGATCCACCGAAAGTTTTAGTGGAGGAAAAAGTAAATGGCAGACAGAATAATCGTAGTCGGCTCACTGAACCCGGAAAAAGAAGTCCAGGACAGGGTCCGAGTTTTATCGGGGGGGGTATTTGCCAAGCGATAAGGGCAACAGACTACAAAGATCCTCCGAAAGTGCTTGTGGAATCTACGACCCATACAATAAAGCATTGTACAAAATGATATGTCCTACCCTATTGGCGAGCGACTACAAACATTTGAAATATGTAATTGAGGAACTATGAAATGGCAAATAAGGTACGCTGCATACAACTGGGGAATATCGCCGTAGGAAAGAGCTGGGATAATCCTCAGAGCGGAAGAATTTATTCCGTAGACGGAATTGCCCCGACCTTAAACACTTGTGGGGGGGGGCAATTTGGAACCAAAGATATTAGAAATCAAGGAAAGGAAAGAAGATATTGCAGACCGGGATTAAGAGGTTAGGCAATATTCTCCCCACTTCCACGAGAGAGAACCCAAACCAAGGGCGAGTGTATGATACCGGCGGCATAGCTCCGGCGATTACGAGTGGGGGGGGTACTGTACCTTGCATAATAACAGAGACGGAGGCGAAAACGTGGTTGAAAGAATCATTGTTGCAAGCAGAGGGCGAAACCCAAGCAATCCATCAGACAGAACCACAGGCGCACCAACGGAACAACGGTTAGAGCCAAACTCAGAGGGGTTGTGCAATACACTTACTTCCGTCCAAAAAGACAACTATGTTTTGGAGATAAGAGTAAATGAGGATTGACTTTGCGATATGCCGTTGCGTCAGAACTGAATACGGCAAAAGGATAAGAAAATTATACGAAAGCCACCAGATTTCAGAAAAAAGAGGCAATATGACTCAACTTGAAGCATGAACTGATGGCATATCCAACACCCTCACAACTGTTCAAAAAGACAATCTGGTTTTAGAGATAAGGACGGTGGATGATGGATAGAGAGTATGTAGGCATCCGGCAGGCAACACAGAAAGGTTATATCGAATGTGAGATTGGCGGAGTTGCAGATTTCTCATACCCGACAAGTAAATTACGGCGAGGAAGAGTGCAAGGCGGCGGTCATGTATGCCCTACACTTACGTCCCAAAGCATGGGGATTTGCCGTATTGAGAAAATTGTTCGGGGGGGGGCAGGACGGTATGCAGCATAGTGACAATATCGCGGAAAGGAGTACAGAAATGGCAAAAGTAGGGCAGATTTCCAATGAGGGAAGTCAATGCGGATCTGTTTATTCTGATAATGGCAATTCTCCAACGTTGACCGCCGGAACGCATGGAGATGCGAACTCAAAGGTTTGCACAGAGTACCGCATAAGAAAGCTCACTCCAAAAGAGTGCTGGCGGCTGATGGATTTCTCAGATGCAGATTTCCATAAGGCGGAGAAAGTAAATAGTAACACACAGCTTTATAAGCAGGCCGGAAACAGCATTGTTGTAAATGTTCTGGTAGCAATTTTAGGGCAGTTATTCTCTGGAAAAGAGGATGCGTATAAAAACTGTAAAGTAAAAACAGAAAGGTAGGAAAGGATAATGCAGAAATTGAAACAAACAATCGTGAAAAGAAAATCACATACCATAGATGAGGGAACAATGGGATTTCACGATTATGTTGAAAAGAAAGAGGACTTTTCCGAGTTCGTTGGAAGAGTAACGGATGCCTGCGAGGCGGTTGATGGAAAATTCCTGAGTGTGTCATATCCAAGTGAGGATGTCGCAGTTATTCTTTACAAGTGGTCTGACGGATTACATTAAATTTTTTTACAGAAAATGTTTAGCCAACCAAACAAAAATAATTTGAAAGGAGAAAATTCAGTATGTTTGGAAAAACAGAAAAGGAAAAACAGGAAGATAACAAGGAAACAGACGTTGAGTATGCAGACTATGAGATCTGCCGGAAAAGCAAGGTAGGAGAGTATTTACAGACCGGTCAGGAGTTCTTTGTTGCGGACATGAAGAAAAAGAAAATCTACAGTTCCAATGACCTGAGACTGAGAGAACTGTCTGAAAAACTGGACTTAGAGCACACGTTCGTATTCAAAGAAGCAAATTATATGTAACACCAGAAAGGAGATATAGAAGTGGGAAATAAACACGTTATATCCGACCTTTATCAAATGCAGTCGCTCTCACTTAAAGCCAAAATCCGCATGACAAAGTGGAGGATCCGTGAGTGGGTGGATATGTACGGAGAGGACGGTGTGTATGTATCTTTCTCTGGTGGAAAAGACAGCACAGTTCTCCTCGATATTGCAAGGCAGCTGTACCCAAATATCAAGGCGGTATTTGTTGATACCGGACTTGAATACCCGGAAATTCGTCTGTTTGTAAAAACAGTCAGTAATGTGGACTGGATAAGACCGAAGCTGACATTCAGACAGGTAATTGAGAAATACGGCTACCCGTTCATAAGCAAAGAGGTTTCTGAGTGCGTATATGGTGCGAAGAAATTCTTACGTGGGGGGGGGGTACAGCCAATTCTACCGTAAACTCACGGGATGCGGAGAGTATGCGAAGAATAACTCCGGGGGGCAGACAACAAGTATAGAAAACTTAGGGGATTGGGAGAGTATTCCCGTAAGAGTAAAGATACTGTTCGGAGCGATGACAAAGGGGAATATCCCTAACGGAGAAAGAAGCAAATACAGTTGCGAAAGATACAAATTCTTTATCGACTGTCCTTATGAGATTTCATCAGAATGTTGCAAGGTTATGAAAAAAGCTCCGGCACATTCCTATGCTAAATCAACTGGCAGAAAACCAATGACAGCACAGATGGCAACGGAAAGTCGGCTAAGGACACAGCAATGGCTTAAAAATGGCTGCAATGGATTTGATATGAAATCTCCGATAAGCAATCCAATGTCATTCTGGACGGAACAGGATGTGCTTACATACATCAGATTGTACGGAAATGATATGGTTCGCCGGAGGGAAGAACAGAGCGATGAGTACATGAAATATGGCAACAGATACGTTTCGAGAGAGACAGGAGCAACGATGGAATCCGCAGAGATTGGCAGACCGATATGTTCCGTTTACGGAGAAGTTGTGACGGAGGATGAGGAACACGGTCAAATGACTCTGGCAGATGTGACAGACTTAGGAATATTTGATTTTGGCAGACCATTACTCAAAACTACCGGGTGTGAACGCACCGGATGTATGTTTTGCGGATATGGATGCCATTTGGAAAAGTCTCCCGGACGTTTTGAAAGGATGAAGATAACACATCCGAAACAGTATGAATACATTATGAAACCTTGGGACGATGGAGGACTTGGTTTCAAAGAAATTATTGATTGGATCAATGAACATGGGAATCTGAATATCAGATATTAGGAGGCAGATATGACACAGAAACAGTTAAGAGACCTCAATACAATCGTGGAAACCTACGGTTCGGATAAACAGGAAGATATGGCAATCGAAGAGTGTTCGGAACTCATCAAAGCCATTCTGAAATTCCGCCGGAGCAACGCAAAGGATTCTGATTTGAGAGATGCGGTTATTGATGAGATTGCAGACGTACAAATCATGCTTACACAGCTTGGAATTATTTTCAACTGCGTGGAAGAGGTCAATGAGCGTATTGATTTCAAGATCGACCGCCAGATGGGTCGAATTAAGGAAAGAGAGGCAAAACGTGATGTTTGTTAAGTCTCAGGATGGAGCGATAGTTCTGAACAACGACAAGGTAACAGAATACAGCACGGACAGCAAGTATGATGGGCGGTACAAAGTTGCTGCCCTCGTAGGAGAAAACAGAGTAGTGATTGGCAGATATTCTACGAAAGAAAAATGCAGAATGGCGATCTCAATGCTTATAGACTGCTACACCATGAATTTGCTGTTTGAAAGAGGACAAGATGAAAACCCCAGAGACTTAGTATGTGAATATGTGGCAGATCAACCACTTGGAGTGTTCGAGATGCCGCAGGAGGATGAAATCGAATAGGAGGACACTATGAGCAAAGAGTTTTATAGAGGGGAAATCTTCTATATCCGCAACGAGAGCGAATATAGCGGAAATGTACAGGGGGGGGGTAGACCTGCGGTAATCATAAGCAATGATATTGGCAACAATGCAGGACCTATATTGGAAGTGGTTTACCTTACCACCCAGGAAAAGAAACCGTTGCCGACACACGTTAAAATCAACAGTTCAAAATATCCGTCCACCGTGCTTTGTGAGCAGATTGATACGGTAAACAAGGATAAGGTTGGAGATTACATAGGACAGTGTTCTATGGCAGAAATGAAAAAGATCGATGCAGCGTTGGCGGTAAGCATCGGCATTGGAATTAACATCAAATCGAATGATCTGGTAAAGAAGTGGGCGGAAGCTGCAAATGAAGCAGTGAAGCCAGACGAGAAAGAACCTGAACCTATTGCAGAAAAGGTGGAGATGCCGGACGTTGAGACACAGTTGGAAATTGCAAAGATAACTGCTGAGAGGGACGTATACAAACGATTATACGAGGAAGCAATGGCACGGAGATAGGAGGAAACATGGCTCTAATAAAGAGAGACAGAGAAAACTTCTGGATATTAAATTGGCTTGATGAGTACATGACCGGTCACAAAGGATTTATATGTGGAGGATGTTTCAAAAACATATTCAATAAAGAAAAGGTAAAGGACCTTGATATTTTCTTTGAGAATGAAAGCGATTTTGATGATGCGGTACAGTATTTTGACAGTCAGACACCAGGATATGACGGAGACGATGTAAGAGATGAGAAATATCATTTCCACTACGAAAACGACAATGTAAAGGCATACAAACACATTGAAACAGGTGTTGTGATTGAACTTTGTTGCAAAATATTTGGAAAACCGGAAGAAATTCTGAATAAGTTCGATTTCACAATCACGAAGTTCGCATATTACAAAGAGGAAGTAGAGGATGAAACTGGTGCGGTAGCGAAAAGACAAGAACTTCCGTTTGAAACTCTGGAAGATGAGCATTTCTTAGAGGAAATTGGAATACCGGAAACACACATTGAGTACAAAATCCTGATGGATGATGCGTTTTTTGAACATCTGCATCTTAAACGGATTGTAATTGATAAAGATATTCCGTTTCCAATGAGCACTTTTGAACGGATGCTGAGATATGCAAAGTACGGATATTTCCCATGCAAAGAAACAAAGATGAAGATAATCAATGCACTTAGGAATTTGACAGACGAACAGGTTGAATTATCTGAAAGCCTTTATGACGGCATGGATTAAGGAGGAAAGATGAAAAAGACAGCGAGAGTAATTATCACATCAAAGTGCGACCGGAAGTGTCCGGGGTGCTGCAATAGCAAATTGGATTACACATCATTAGCGAAAGTGATTGGCGGTATCACGGCATTAAAGGACTATGAGGAAGTTGTGATTACCGGTGGAGAGCCTATGATAAATCCGGCACAGCTCTACACAGTCATTAAAATGCTCAGAAAGCAGAATAAGAGACAGAAAATCTATCTTTATACGGCTTGTCTGACAATGGACGATCATCCGTTAATTTTAAAACACTTGGATGGTATCACAGTAACAGTCCATGCAGAAGCCACAGATGAGGATATTCGTAACCTGAAATATATGAGTTCCAATCTCTACGATGAGGACTTGGATATGCGCCTGTTTATCGACAAGAGGGTGTACGATCGGTACGACTTATCTAATATCTGCATGAAAACATGGGATGTAGTGAGAAAACTGGAATGGAAAGAAAAGTGCGATCCGGCAGAAAACGAAGAACTGTTTTTGTGGAATCTTTATTAAGGAGGCTGCCATGGAAACTTATAGAGTTGTATCAATTACAGACAGAAAAGGCAATCCGAGAATTGAGGGCAGATACCCTCTCAGAGTAGGGAGAATGTGCAAGAAACCCACTCCAAGAAACGGAGATGCCATGATGATTGAATGGTTGGCTCAGCCGGATGGAACGCCGTATGTCGGCATGATTGTTACGAGTACGGTTATCGGATTCAAGACTGAGGATAGAGGAAAATACATCGAGGTAACAACCAAAAATTCAATCTACACATTTGAGAGAGTATGAGAGAAACAGAAACTTTTGAGTATATCCGCCAGAAGTACCCGGACAAAGAAGAAAAGTGGAGAAAGGTCACGCAACTTGTAAAATTCGATGAGAATTTGGAAGTTAAGAGCGTGCATGATTTCAACATCAACTGCTACATATCAACATTTGGGAGACTTATAAGAAACGGAATCCTCTGCAATATGGCATACGGAGATAAATACGATATTTCCAGTATGTTCACAGATACGGACGGAAACCAAGTACGGTTTAAGAGACACCAGATTGTTATGCAGACTTTCTTCATGGGCGATAGACGGCGGCATGACACCGTAGACCATATAAACAACATGGAGAGGTTTGACAACAGCATATACAACCTCAGATGGGCGGATAAGGGCGTACAGTGCGGAAACCGCAAGGACAAGCCAGGGAAACACAGAATGGTTATCTGCATAGGCGATGAGGAAGAAATCTTTTTCTCATGTCGGGAGGCGGAACGACTGTACAACCTACCGCCGAACTCGGTCGGTAAGGTATGCCGCGGAGAACTAGAATCCATATATGGTTATAGATTTGGATATTTATAAGGAGATCAGAGATGGGAAAAGATTGGACCGGAAACGGCAAGAGTATTTTTACAACCCTTGGCGCATCCAACCACACAGAGAAAGAAAGAGAGATTAACGACTACTATGCGACAGACCCTATCGCAGTAGACGCATTGTTACAGGGGGGGCAGAACTGAATCATAAGATTTGGGAGTGCTCTGCAGGACAAGGACACTTATCAGAACGTCTCATAGAACTCGGTTATGAGGTCCACAGTACGGATCTTATCGACAGAGGGTATGGAGAGGGCGGAATAGACTTCTTGCAGACAACAGAAATGTGGGATGGCGATATTCTTACCAACCCTCCGTACAAGTACGCAAAAGAGTTCATTGAACACGCAATGACGATCATACCGGACGGGAGAAAGGTGTTCATGTTCCTTAAATTACAGTTCTTGGAGGGAAAGGCAAGAGGCGAGTTGTTTAAGAAATACCCTCCGAGATATGTGTATGTGTCACGCAGTCGTATTCTGTGTGCCAAAAACGGAATGTTTGAGGAAATGAAAGCCGGAGGCGGAAGTGCAGTTGCGTATGCGTGGTATGAGTTTCAAAAAGGTTATAAGGGAGTGAGCATTATTAAGTGGATAAATTAGATTTTGGTTACTACAACATGGACTGTATGGCCGGTATGAAACTTTTCCCTGATAAATACTTTGATGTGGCAATCGTAGACCCACCATACGGAATCAATGCGCCGAACATGGCGATGGGAACCAATAAGAGCCGGACGAAGAACGGTTATCCATCCGAAAGCACCGCAAGCAGATTGAAACGGAGTGGACAGGTAAAGGAATGGGATAGCAAACCGCCAACGGAGGAATACTTCAAAGAATTGTTTCGCGTATCGAAAAATCAGATTATATGGGGCGGAAATTATTTCAATCTGCCACCAACAAAGTGCTTTGTTGTATGGGATAAGGTGCAGCCGTGGGATGCCTTTTCGCAAGCGGAGATTGCGTGGACTTCTTACAATCTCCCGGCAAAACTGTTCAGATACTCAAACACTGGCGGAACAAATTCAGAGAAACGCATCCATCCAACCCAGAAACCGATAGCATTGTACGAATATCTAGTAGGTGCTTTTAAGCTATCGGGGGGGGTGGTACTTGACACCCATGTAGGATCTGCGTCAAGCCTCATTGCATATCACAGAAACGGCGTGAGGTTTGTAGGGTTTGAGATAGACACCGAGATGTACGAGGTTTCAAATGCGAGACTGGAAAGAGAAAAAGCACAATTATCCCTATTCGATTTAGGGATGGAAAGGAATGGAGATGAGTAGTTTTGTACCGATTTATGCGGTTGATTTTGACGGAACACTCTGCGAAAGTAAGTGGCCCGGAATTGGTGCGCCGAACAAAAAACTGATACAGCATCTTATTCAACGCAGAACAGAGGGAGCAAAAGTGATCCTTTGGACTTGCAGAGTGGAAGAACATCTGAAAGAGGCGGTGGACTGGTGCGGTAAATTTGGCTTAGAGTTCGATGCGGTCAATGATAATCTGCCGGAAAACGTTGAAAAATATGGTAACAATCCAAGAAAAGTGTATGCCACTTGCTATATTGACGATTTGGCTGTGGATAAAAGAAAATACGATCTTCCGTTTCATGTGGACGAAAAGATCGACTATTCAAAATTCGATAAATACCCTCTCGGAAGTGAGTGGATGTTAAAGACGGAATATGCAGAGCTTCCGGTGGTAGTAGAAGAGGTAAATGCTTTTCACGGGTATATCAGTGTAAGAAGCACGAGCGAAGAGGATAAATTTAGATATTTTAAGGTTCGCCGTGATATTGAATGGTTTTATGACAAATTATTTCCAAAGGAGTGATGCGTTTATGAAGAAAAAGAAAATCAATCCGCAAGAATTTGACTGTGGATGCTGCGGAAATCAGATTTATAAGAGGTAGGGAAATACACAGGTAGGAGGAAGAGACTTGGATAAAACGAAAATAGAGTGGGCTGACAGCACATGGAATCCGATTACCGGCTGCCGTCATAAATGCCCTTATTGTTATGCTAGAGGTATTGCAAACCGCTTTGTATCACGGAAAGGATGCCATCTGGTAGAACCTGAGACATACAAACTCGGAGACGATGGTTCTGAAACTTATGAAATCAATGAGCAACCGTATTATGTTGATGATGAGACCGGAAAACAATTCAGATGTGCCTATCCGCATGGATTTGTGCCGACAATCCACAGATACCGCATGGGAGAATACAGAGACAAAAAGAGGCAGAGAAATATCTTTGTCGGTTCAATGTCGGATGTGTTTGGAGAGTGGGTTCCTGATAGATGGATCAGGGAAGTGTTTAATGCTTGTGAGAAAGCTCCACAGCATAATTACCTCTTCCTCACGAAGAATCCCAGAAGATATATGGAGCTGCATCATTACGGAGAATTACCACTCAGAGATAATATGTGGTACGGAACGACAGTCACAGATCCAGATACGGAATATATGGGGCAGGACGGACACTATGAGTTCCATACGTTTTTGTCAGTAGAGCCTATACTGGCAGACTTCGGAGAGCTGAGTGAGAAATCATACATCCCGGAGTGGATAATCGTAGGAGCTGAGACTGGCAGCAGAAAAGATAAAGTCATACCAAGACGAGAATGGATTGAAAATATTGTGGAGCAGTGCAGAAAGTACAACATACCGGTATTTATGAAACCGAGCCTCACGGACATTTGGGGCGAAGAACTCATTCAAGAGTTTCCGAAAGCCCTTATTCATGCCTGATTTATTCAAGAGCATTGATAAGAATATGCTTAAATCGCCGGTAGCGTACTGCAAAACACATAAAGGGTATCTATCAACGAAGCAAATGAAAGTCCATAAGTGCCTGCAGATAGGATGCACTGGACTGGAAAGGTTGGAACATCCCTACTGGGAGGAACGCCAACGGAAAAAGGATGAAGCAAAGAGGAAAAAGAAGCAACAGTAAATTGGTTCACGTTTCATTTGATGAAGTAGAGAGATTTGTTCCGAGAGTTCCGAAACAGATTTGCCCGGATGAGGATAACACCACTCCGAGGATATGCGTAGCACCTAACATATTGAGTGCAATCCAGGCGATGCCGCAAGGCGGAACAGTGGCGTACAACATGGCAAGAATCGGTGTGCCGGTTGTTATCCATGCGTATTACATAGAGAGTGATGCTATCCTCATGCCGGAGCAGATAGCGGATAAAGTGCCGGATGCCGTTGCCACAGGAGAAATATGGGTTATGGCAGTTCCGGCAGCAGTCCGGCGGATAGATTACGAGATTGTTGATCCGTATGTGCCTATGAGGATTGATAGGAATGGCACGAGAGAACGATTTCTTGTATGGTACGGAGAATTGAAACGGGTTCGGTATCAGGATAATTGGAGAAATCTATCTACCAGAACAGCCAGAAATCAAAAGGCGGTAGAGTGGTTTATGGAAAATAAGCCAGACATATCGTACAGAACATTTATGTCAAATATGGACGATGAACTATTGAAATCATTCCATGTGGAATTACAGGAGGTATGGGAGTGAACAAACAGAAGAAATTAGCAAAGCAGAACACGCCGTTGTATAAGAGAGTACCGACACTTAATCTGGTGGACTATTCAGATATAAAAGTGCCGCTAGTAGTGATATATGACAGCCCGAAAGACTTTCCGGGAAAAGTGGTGGCAAGAGTATGGGACGGAGAGAAGAAACGGCCAACGAATGTTTACTGCGAATATGAAAACCTTAAAAGATGCGAAGATGATGTAATGTCAGCCGGATTTATTTTTAAGTTCCCGAGGACACCGGAGGACGATGCGTGCATTGTTGAAACATACATGAGATAGGAGGGTAACGCCATGGCAAAGAAAAGAAGTTGCCGCAGAACTGCGGACGAGGATAAGATTCACGAAAAAGCCGTAAAGATGCGGAAAATGACAGATGAGCAGTTGGTACATTATGTCGAGGACAGAGTAGAGAAAGCCAGAAGCGAGGGTTTTAATCAGGGTAAAAAGTCCTCCGGCGGAGCGGATATTAACAAATTTCTCAAAGAGATTTCTTCAATCAAAGGAATTGGAGATGCTACAATCTGCAAAATTGCGGATCATTTCAGAAAGGCAGGAAACCAGAATGAATAAGACGGCTTTGCAGAGGTTCGAGGAACGGAACGAAAAGGCGTGCTGCCTTAACTGCGAAAAGCTGATAGTTAAACACACAAAGACAGGACATATAAATTTCTGCGGAGAGAGCGAGAAAATCATTCTGGATATGTTTCTTGATGTCGGAACCAACTTCTCAGGGTGCAAATATGCAAGAAAGGAGTCAGCCGATGATTAAAACATGGTTCAAGGAGTACGAAAAGATCAAGGACAAGGCAGTTGTGGTATATCCGTATGAATGGGATTGTATGTCAGAGAAACAGCGGAATAAGATTCTTTCCAAGAAAACCGTTATTATGAGCGGAGAAAGCGGATATGCCTGTAAATATTATGAGATTATCGGAAACGTAAATAATCTGTCCGACCATGACTGTGCAATCATAGCAGACGGTGGAAACCTATGTTTTGGTTACAGAATGGAGGGACGGAAAATAGTGGTATACACGGATTAAGGAGGATACGTGATGATTACAGCAAGAGAATTAGCAGACAAGCTCAATGGAAGAGCATACGGAGACAGTTTTGACGATGTAAAGCAGGAAGCAAAGGAAAGCGGCCTGGTTATCGTTTACGGAGCATCTGACGATCTCATGGAGTTCGATGGTGCAATCTACGATGAGGGTGGTTGCTTCGATGGAGGAAGAGTGTACTTCGACAGAGACGGCGTAGACCAGGAGGGAGAAGAACGTGAAAACTGGATAGATGCTGTCTGGTGTGATGGCATGAACAGGGACGGACTTCCGGCAACATGGACTTACAAAACAGACATTCCTTGCGAACACTTTGACATCTGGGAAGATGGAGAGATTTATTGTGTAGGTCTTGTATTCTCAATCGAGGATCTGAAATGAAAACCGCTGAAACTGTAGCACTGGAAAAAGCAATCAGATGGGCCACAAGAAAGACCGGTGTATTTGGCTGCTATGAGGTAACAATCGGATTTTGCGGAAGAGAAAGAGTTGATTATATGACCTATGACACCAAGGGAGTGTTCCGGTGCTATGAAATTAAGGTGTCGAAAGCGGACTTCCATAGTGCTGCTGCAAAATCCTTTGTAGGCCATTACAACTATTATGTTCTCACAAGGGAATTATACAATCAGGTCAAGGAAGAGATACCGGACTGGATTGGTGTCTATATCGGAGATTACTGCGCTAAGAAAGCAAAGAAACAGGATTTATCCGGCAGAGAGTATAAAATGCGCCGTTCGGTCAATGGACGCAGTACAGAGGTATCTACTCCGTGGGTAGATATGCTCAAAGAGAGCATGATCCGTTCGCTGTATCGGGATTCTGATAAACTGATACAGACGGAGGATGAGCAGTATATAAGCCGTCTCAGAAGTCAGATTGATAAGGCAAGGATTGAAAGGGACAGAGAATCCAAGAAGTACCTCAGATTGTGGAAAACCGTAAGGAAAGAATTTGGCGATGAAAAGGCATGGGAACTCATAGAAAAGGCAGAGGAATAAAACCTCTGCCTTAAATCATTTTCTGCCATTTATGGCAATCACTACATCATCAAAACCAGAATCGGAGTAGCAAGTGCCCTCCTGAGAAAGAGTTGTACCGGTCTGCAATTCCTGGTTATCATCCATAAAAGATAATTCGCTAAAATTAACCATCTTCCCATCTTTAAGGTACACCACATCCATACATACATAATCTGCGGCGGAAGTTCCGTTGTTTGTCACGGATGCAACAATGCCGCTGTCGGTAGTATTGTAGTCAACGGATAAGTCAGAATAGACAGGAGAGTATTCCTTTTCCTCTGATACCGACAGTGTGTAATCGAAACTATCAATCTTATCCCATTCATCAAATGTGGTCCATATACCGGCTGTTTGCCCTGGAGCAACCGCTTTTGTTCCATCACTGGAAGAACCAACCATACTGCCGGAAGAATCCAATGCGGTCACATTCAGATCAATACTCACAACTTTATCTGAATTGTTTGTTACATACATAACGTAATACATAAAAGAATCATCCACAGTACAGGAATAATCCTGCGTACTCATCAAATCTGCAAGGTCTGTTTTTTCTTTACTTTCTGTCGCAGTCGTGACCGCAGCAGTGCCATTTTTGGTAGATGTACCGCCACCACAACCAGTCAAAAGAACGGCCGACAGTAACAGTATGGCAAAATATCTCATCTTCATAGACATATCCTCCCTATATAAATGTTTAGTCCATTATACATCAATGTGTCCATCAATGCCACATTATTCGCTCGCCTTGAAATTATATATAGGTTTCAGAATCGCAAGAATATCAACGGTTTCTCCAATACATTCCACAATCTCATCAATAGGCTTGTATGCCATCGGTGCCTCATCTATGGTTTCCTCTGATACGGAAGTAGTGTAGATGCCATCCATAGAGTTTGAATAATCACTCATGTTTAGAGTTTCCCTTGCTTTCATTCGTGACATAATCCGTCCAGCTCCATGCGGCGCAGAACAGTTCCAATCCTCATTTCCCTTGCCAGTTCCGAGAATACACCCATCACGCATATTGATAGGGATAAGAACCTTTTCTCCGTACTTGGCAGAGATAGCACCTTTACGGACGATGTTGGAGTCGTGGTCGATATAATTGTGGATGCACTCAAAGAAGTCCGGCATATCTGCATCAACACCCCATCCCATGTGATTGCATATAATCTGAGCAATCATAACACGGTTCATGTAGGCAAACTTCTGACATATCCTCATATCATGGAGATACTGTTCACGGTACTTACCCTCTAAATAACAGAGGTCTTTCGGCAATTTCGGAGTGACAGCACGGAAGTTTCGGCGCAGCTCCTTGATTGCGGATTCAATCTCAGATTTTCTTCCAGCAGCTTTGTAGTCGGCAATGAGCTTTTCCTGACGATCATACAAATCATCCTTACCGCACATCAACTCATAGGCAAGGTTCTGATAGTAGTCTGCCACCTGTTTCCCAAGATTGCGGCTGCCAGTGTGGATAATCAGATACTTATAACCGTCCTCTGCAACATCAACCTCAATGAAATGGTTGCCGCCACCGAGAGTGCCAATAGAGCGTTCGAGACGTTTGGTATCTTTTAATTCCCGGTAACAATAAAGCTCTTTCAATTCTTCAAAACGCATTTGCCGCCCATCATGCACATTTTTCCCACTTGGAACATAGGTGCGGATAACACGATCTAAAGTATTCAATGTAACAGCATTAAAATCCCTATGCCCTAAACTGACGCAAAGCATACCGCATCCAATATCCACGCCAACGATGTTTGGAATTACTTTGTTTCCGAGATCCGCAGTAAAGCCAATGACGCATCCCTTTCCGGCGTGAACATCCGGCATGATACGAACCTTACAGTCCTTAAAGGCATCCTGAGACAGAAGAGTGTTAATCTGTTCCAAAGCCTCATCTTCGATGGTTTTTGCATAAACTTTCAAATTACTCATAGTGATCCTCCTATACTTTGTATGTTTTGTTATTTCCAGAATTTCCATTGTATTTTGTGAAAGGGCGAACCCATACACGTTTACCGGTTTTGGTAGTTCGGTAAAATCCCCTCACACTTACCTGTTCGGTAGGCTTTGTGTAGTGCCTTTTTGTACCGTCTGCAGGAACAGGTCTGCTATCAATGCGGTATGTGGTTATCAGTGGTGTAGCACCGCCGGAACGGCGCAGGATTTTTCGATGCTTATGAGAAATGCGTTTCTCTTTCTGCTCCGTAGTCTCAATGCAGTTGCGGTAATGAGTTGCAAAACACATGAGAGAATGGAACTTCAATGCCTCCTTGTATGGCGTTCTGTCAGCGGCAAGAACCATCCGGGCAACCTTTCGTTTCTCTTTGCTTAATCCGGCAGGAAAGACAATGTTTTCGATTTCCTGAGTTTTCGGATCATACCGATAATTGCAGACATACACGCCACCCATATACAGATGCAGCCTGACGAATACACCCTCCTGCTCATAATAGAATTTAATATCTTCCTCCGGCAGCTCAACCAATGCGGAGGGGATGGGGATGCGGAACTCTTCGGCATCCAACCAATCTTTATTTTGCTGATACCATTCAATGATCTTCTCTGTTTTCCCGATGGTATCGACTATGATTTTATTGCAGTTTGTAATATCAATCATGCCTAAGACCTCCATTTCTTCAATGGTTCCTTATAGCATTTGTCTATTTGGACACGTTCTTATCAAGCGGCATCGTGCGCTCCGCCGGAGATACGCGAATGTCAGGAGATCCCACTATCCTTATCCGGTTTCGCATTAAAGCCGGAAAACCTGTCAACCAACAAAGGGATGGTGTATGCCGTTATCAACCCTCATACCGGCAGCAGTTTTCACATTAAAAACTGCCAGAAACCTGTTACACGACACTCAAATAGACAAATCTTATAAGGAACCATTACTATATATGCGCCTCATTTGGGGCGGTAAATAATATCAACGTGGGAATCTAATGGGAGCCGTAACGGCGGCGGAACTGTGCTGATACAGGCGGCGGACCAGTTCAATGTCCTTTCCATTCTTGTAGTAAATCTCTGTTCCGAAGTATTTACGGAACGAATGGGTGGATATATCCTCATATTCAGGACCGAGCCAGTCGCAAACCTTTTTCAGATGTTTTTGCACTGCCCGGACACCGATAGGGAATATCAGATCATCGCCCTCAATGCCCTCAGAGTCCGCATATTCAAGGAGGAAGTTGTAGACCTGTTCCTGGACCTTGAAACGGCGAACCTTTCCGGTCTTATGCTCAACGATATTGAAAGCGTGGCCGGAGGGTGTCTTAATGAAAGAGGAACGCCGGAGGGAGAGTGTATCTCCAATACGCAATCCTACATTCGCCTCAATAACGAGGATCGTAGCAATCCGGGGATTAGGCTGTATGCAGTCTCCAATGCCCTCATATAAAGTTTTTATGATAGCCTCGTACTGTTTATGTGTACAAGCTGTTGTTGTCTTTCCTGCCATTCTAACCATCCTCCTACTTACTGATTTTTCATCAAACCGGCAACGACATTGTTGATTGCCGTCTCAGATACAAACCCACCTTGCAACCTTACCGGGGAAAGAGAACCGTTAGGGAGAAAGAGCATATCGCCATGACCCATGAGCTTTTCGCCGCCGGCCATATCCAATGCGACCATAGAGTTTGTGACTGTACCAACACGGAGACAGATCTTTGTAGGCATATTTGCCTTAATCAATCCAGTAACAACCTTTGCAACCGGGTACTGTGTAGCGATTACAAGGTGGATGCCACAGGCACGGGCTTTCTGTGCAATTCTTACAATATGTCCCTCAACGGATTTTCCACCCATGCTCATAAGGTCGGATAACTCATCAATGAAAACTATGTCACGCCTCATAGGAGCATCTGCGAACTTTGTATTATAGCTGTCAATGTCACGGCAGCCGGTAGAGGCAAGAATGGAGTAGCGGCGATCCATCTCAATACAAAGGTTCTTCAATAGTTCAACCGCACCATTTACCTCAGATACAACCGTACACGCTGCAAGGTTCTTGTAATACTCAAACTCTGTTGCTTTTGGGTCAATGATATATAAGTGCATCTGTGCCGGATTCTTTTTCATCAATAGAGACAAGATGAGGTTATGCAGAACGATTGATTTACCAGATCCGGTCATACCAGAAATGAGGATATGGCAAGCCTTGGCAATATCAATGTAATGCTTGGAACCGTCAACCGCCATGCCGATCGCCATTGTGAAACCACTGGAGGACTGATACTCATTATCAATGAGCATATCGCCCAGGAACACGGTTTCTGTACCGGTCGGAACCTCAATATACACATAGCCATTATCAAATCTCAAAGAGGCGTTGCAATGTAAAGCTGCCTGAAATTCCTTTTCATGTCTCAAAATGGCTTGCACCTGAGTTCCGGGAGCCGGTTCAATAACATACTGCGTAAGGCGTGGTCCTTGATTGATTTTTGCAAGGGTGGAGCGGAGGCGGAAAGAGTTCAATACACTCAATATGGTTTCAGCTTCGTTCTTTACTCCATGAGATCCCCATGAGGTGTGATAAGTCATATTGCCATCAACGGCAGGGAAGATATACGGCTTTGTAAGTTCATACGCCGGAGCGGTGGCAGCGGTCTGTCTCTCTGCGGACTCTTTCAGTCCTGCATTGAGAAGTGTGCGGGCCTCGCTGTGTTTTCTGTTTGCGGTCAATGCCTCCATACAGTTAATAAATACGCTTTTCTTTCTCATGGTTCTCAATCCTTTCTTTACCGGATGCCGGTAGTACACAACTTTCTGTTTAATGCCTGTAATTCTTTGATGTGTATGTCAATAGCTTTCTGCGATTCAGTGTCACATACAAGGCGTTGCGCCTGCCCTGCGTTCTCTATCATCGTCAATACACTGTCACTCAATAATGTCTGTTCTCTATCTGTCAATGAAATAACTACCACGTTCATACCTCCTACAACATATCATTACTTGAAAAAGTATTCAAAAGGATCTCATTGTCGGTTTCTGTTATATCCAGATAGTTGCCGGAATCATCAATAATACTCAATGCTTTTTCTTTGGTTATAGGTCTTTTCTCTGCGCCCCTAAAAGCGAAGCCATATCGGAACATCAAAGGCTTTTCGGATGCCTCAACAACTTCCCTTGCCTTGGCTCTGTCTAAAGTTCCATCGTAGAATGACATCTTTATCATAATTTCGCCTCCCATTCATCAAAATCAGGTAAGTAAGCCTCCAATTCCTCATAGGTTACTTCTGGAAGTATGCTTGCGATAATCGCCCTTGCGGAGTTCTTTGTGTGACCGTGCTCCCTATATACATAGTCAATGAGATTTTTGATTAAATCATAAGTGAAATGATCCTCAATGCAACCGGGAAACTGTTCTTTTAAGTAGTTCATAAATACTTCTAATTTATCTTTGTTCATGTGTTACCTCCATATTACACGCTGTTACTCAATGTTACAATGTAACGTTTAAGCTAATATACTCTCAATCATCCAGCGATTATTCGGTGTTACCTCTCCGCCATAATTGGAAACTGTCAATATAAGATCAATGGCCGTTCTTAATCCTCGAAGTTCGGCAGATACACGGCTGCGCTCATTGTGGTAATTCTTCAATGCCTCACGCTGAATAGGAAGCTCAACAGAAAGCTCAAAGCGTGTGCGGCGCGGTGTGGATGGGTTATTATAGGTGCGATCCATTGCATCAATGGCAGCCATGCGGCGATCCTCTTCAATGCTCATGCGCTTTTCTGTTGCTTCAAGGCTTGACACCTTGGCCTGCAGTAGCTCAAAACTGCTCATACCGTTCTCAATTCTCAATGCTGTATTATTCATGGTTTCTTATCCTCCTAAACTCAATATGTTATGCTGTGACTACTTCATAATTTGCCGGGATCCTGGTTGCTGGCATATAACGGCCGGATGATTGGCAGAACCAGAAAGGGCGTTTGAACTGATACGCCGCGGCGTGTTTCAATAGTTCGATGCTTTCCCCGGTGTGGAGAGTAAAGCGGATCACTGCGCCGACAGGTAAATTTTTCAATGCGTGCGGATCTTTCTTTGCTTCAATGTTCTTTCTGCATCTCTCGCGCCAGTTATTGGCATATTCTGAATCAGTAGGGGAGAGAAGAGAGAGAATCGAAGCCGGGCAATGATCTTCACAAGGCCCCATGCTTTCCTCCATCGTCTTAACTCCAAAGTTGAAATAATCCCGGTTGTTTGTGTGCGTCAATGCAACGGCGGCGAATGTCTCAACCTCTCCGGTGTTCAATACGGTTGCTTTTACTGCGGCATAATATGTAGCCCCGACCATGCAAGAGCGGACAACCTCATATTTTTTCGTGTCGTTCTGCCAGGTGTAAAGCTCGTCAATTTCTGCCTTTTTGTCAATAGCTCCGGTTCTGGTGTAGTGTGTTGCGTGTGTATAATCCCATCCCATGATATAAACCTCCTTAATCTCTTACCGGCTCGCATTGTAAACAATGGTTTTTGCTAAAGGTTATCAATGCTTTTTTCGTGCCGTTCTCATGCTTGAAATTTTCAAAAAACTTTATCAATGTATCAAACTTATAATAGTGCAAGCCTATTTCTGAATACTCAATATAGCGATGATCCGTTATATAGGTTCCTTGGCTGTCGGTGTACTTCTTAAAGAAACGCAGCTTTTCTATGTACTCATCAATATTTACGGTTTGCCCCTCTTGCAGATGTTCCAATACTGCGGAGCGGTTCAGATATTTATAAGCCATCCTAAAGCCTCCGATCTCTCAATATATCCGGCGGAGCCGGGGCGGCTGATCCGCCGCCGTCCGCCTTACTCTGCGCAATGATCCAACTTATTTTTTATATCTTCAATATCTGAATTGATGCGCTCAATACTTGCATAACGCTTGCTGTTTATTTTTTCTTTGAATGTCTCAAAGTAAGAAAGAGCATAAGAAAAATAATTCATCTTGTTAGACACACCACGCGCCGCGGTTGCGTCCTGACAATTCAAAACGGCGTTAGATAATAAAATTCTAGTTGCGTCAATGCGTTTCTGCAGTTCGGCTATCTCGTTTGTATAGTCGGCGTTGTCTGCCTCTGCCTGTTTTCTGGTCCGTCTCAATGTTTCCGCTCTCTCCATCAATGCGAAACGGTGAGGGCGTAACAAATAGCCGCTTTTGTCGATATGGTCCGCAATATCCGCGGATCGTTTTTCGTTTCCGTAAAATGTGTTATATGGTTCGTATGTGAAACGTGCGCCGCTGCCATCCGTGGCGGTCAATACTAAGGATTTTATATAATCGTTTCCGCGTCCGTCCGTGCTCTTTCTGGCATCGTCCAGAGTATACCGCCGGGAAACATTAAATATTTTTGTTTCTGGTTCTTTTATATAGCATTTATCCTGGGCGATTATAAAAATGCTTTCAGTCTGTTTCTTGCGCAGTTCCTCAAAGCCTCTAATATTAAAACAATAATCTATATCAAGACCAGGGGCAGCGACTCTATAATTCCAATAACTAACACCATCACGGCGACAAGCTGAAAAATTGTTGAGTTTAAGCACAGCGAAATATAAATCTTGCAGACATCGCGAAGCGGTAGGAACAATAAAAACGGAGATTTTACACGCTGCCGGGTTCATTGTCTCGGCTACTGCCTTTTTAACCGTGTTTGCGGTAAATTTCCCGGGCTGCTGTGTGATAAAATACGGCTTTTCAAAGTCGAAGCCCTCGACATCATGCAAAAACTGAAAAGCTTTTTTGTTGATAGATAAAAGATTTTTAATATATGCGTTGTTCATGGTTTAGGCCTCCTTTGCTGCCTCTCTGGCGGTTTCTTTAAGTGCGTACTGTTGAAACTCTCCCACGGTTTCAATATGCAGAAAGTCAGGAGAGAACCGGCGCACGGTGTAAGCTCTACGGCTGCCGTCAAAATTGTTTTCACTGGTAACAAAACAGCGGTTTTTATACAAAGCGGATTCTATACGAGATCCCCAATATTTGAACGTTTCACGGTCGAAGAAATGACCGCCGCCCGTTTTATAAATGGCTTTTGCCTCTGATAATGTCATCATAATATATAAGCCTCCTATATTTTGAGAGGGAGCGCCCCGGAGGGCGCGCGCCTCGTTTCTATCGGTTTAGTAGTTTTCAAAATGTGCCTGCAGAGCTTCGATCTCGTCATCCGTGAAAAGCCTTTCAATAGCTTTCTTTGTTCTCTGGCAAGCCTTAAACGCTTTCAAGCCTTTTCTAATCTGATCCGCTCCGCCGTCAATATATCCAAGCTCTGTTAAAAAGTCGGCTTCATCTGTGCAACTCTCTACACAAGAGGAATCAGACAAAAGACAATATAAACAGTCTTTTTTCTCCGGCTCATGGGTTGCGGATGGGTTACACTGATAATCAAAAGTATAACGGCGGTTGTTTGCCGGGTTGATAATGCGGCATTTATAGAGAACGTGGGACGGTGTAAAAAGGTCCTTTTGTTCGTCTGCCTCTTCAAATGTGAATTTTAAAGAATCAATAATTTTTTCTGCTGTCATGGTCTTTCCCTCTCTTTTCTGTTGTTCCATCCGGGAAAGCCTGTTATAATAGGAGACAAGCCCCGGAGGGGTGGCGGCGGTCCGTGTCGCTTGGTAGGTGTAGCGGATCGCCCTTTTTTATTTTGTTTCAAAGTCGTTTACGTCAGACTTGCAGACGGCGGCTTGCAGGGGTTCGCCTGTCCTATTCCCTTTTATGCTGCGTGTATATAGGCAACTCGTTCCAGCCATCGCCCCGGCTCAATAGTTCCGGAGCGGTTCCCGCTTTCCCCTGGGAGCGTCGGGGGCGTTAATCATTGTTAGAGTGCTAACTGCTTTCACTCGATGCCGGGCCGGTTTTATACCGCTTTCCCGATCTCGTGCGGTTCTGAAAGTTTCAAAGTGCTTTCATACTTCCAATAACTTAATTATCTTTTTATATGTGCGGTGTGAATTGGTACACCCTAGCACAGGTTTACAATTTTCCTTTTGCCTGATATATGCACTCATTACCACAGGGGCAGCCCTCACAGGAGATACAAGCCGGAGGCGGTGGGGCGTGTGTTTCGGTCTCGTCTTAATAAGTGCCGCGCCGCCGTTGCCTTGGTCCGGGTTGGTTCCCTTGGTCCGGTCTGCGGTGCGTTGTTCTTTTGGGGTACACCGTGCGCCCTTGCCTGCGCTTGTTTGTTTTGCTGAACGTCCGGCGGTTCGTTGTTGTCCGTTACGGTTCGTTCTTTATGCTTGTATTGTAAAGCGTATTCTTTACAAAGTCAAGCGGAAAATTTACAAATTATTGCAGTTTGTGAAATATGTATAGCCGACTAAACAAAATAAGGGCGGTTTGTTGTGTAAATTGTACACTTTACAAAGTGCAAGAAAAACCCGGCGCAGTGTTTACCATGTAAACGGCAGACTTGACAGGCGGCGCAGATTCCTATATATTATAGGGGTATAGAATAGAAAGGAGGGCGGAGCCGGTGCGGTTGAGTTTTGGCGAAAAAATGCGCGTTATGATGAAACGGCGCGGGGTATCGGTGCAAGAGGTGGCGGATCGTCTGGGCGTGTCCCGGCAAAACGTAAACCAGAGACTAAACGCCGATAAATTCACGCTTGACGATATGGAGAAATACGCCGCCGCCATTGGTTGCGGTATAGAGATAGAAATAACAGAGCCGCCGGAGGGCGGAGCAGATCCACATATAAAATAAATAAGGATAGCCGAAAAAGTAGAACGTAGGGCACAGAGAGAAGCGAAAAAGCAGCTTTTCCCGGTGCCCTTTTTATTTTGCCCGTGTGACAGTGTAGGACCGCCACAGAGGGCACAGAGGAAAGGAGGGCGCAAGATGGCAGTAGAGAAGAAAGAAACAGCACAGAGAGACGAAAACGGAGTCAGGAAGCAGAGCTATAAACGTTTTAAGGAGGGGCGCGACTACGAACCCACGGACGCAGAAACAACGGCGGCTTTGTGTGATGCCTTTTTAACTGGATTCTTGCAGACAGAGGAAACGCCGGAGGGCGGAGAGGTACAGAACAAAGGGGGACGCCCTAGAAAGTTGGAAACGGTAGAAGAGTTTACAGAGGTAGCGGAAAAGTACATTTTATATATTAAGGATAGAGCGGCGGAAGGTGTGCGCTTGGTGCCTGATGTAGAGGGCTTTTGTAGTTTTGCCGGGATTTCTAGGGAAACCCTTAATAATTGGGAAACTGCCCGCCCTGGTGCGTATTCTGACACAATAAAAAGACTGAAAACCAGTATTGCAGCATTTAAGAAACAACTCGCCTTTGCTGGAAAGATCCCGCCGATCGTATTTGCTACGGATATGAACAACAACCACGGCTACACGCAGGCGGCGCAAAAGATAGATTTAAACGTAGGCAAGCAGGCGGCAGAACTGCCAACGGCGGCAGAGATCGCGCAGCGTTTACCGGTGGAAATGAGCGGAAAAGATCCAGCAGACACGGACGGAGATATAAATATATAGAATTTATGCGGTTTTGCGGTTCGTTTTCTTTTACTTTTACGAACTCCGGCACGTTTCCGGCGGTTCTGGTGTGGCGATCCGGGGACAGGTCCGGCAGCTTATACCCTGGGGCGGGGGTGTAGAGCGGAGCGGATCAGGGGCAACTCACCCCTCTGAGTTCCCGAAAAATTAAAAAGCCCAAAACCACCTCAATCGTAAAATGGCAAAGAACCCTATTACCGTAAACCACCCAATTTACAATGTAAGTATAAACACGGCATCCGAATAACAAAAGGAAAGTGAGGACTTTACAAAACCACAAAATCCAAAATCGGCGGATGCCTACCGGCATAGAAAGAGAGAAATATGGAACAGAACAAAGAAACAGCAACACAGAATAAGCAGAGAGAGGCGGAAGTATGCAGAGAGAAGAAACAGACCGCATGGGACAAATGGAAAGAGGACACACTGCGGAAGTTCAACCGGACTGCATGACAGAGGCATACACCGTAGGGATCTCCGAAACGCATATCAGAAACAATGCAATGGTATTCCGAGTATGGCAGATGATAGAACGCGGAGAACTTACAAGGGAAGAGGGATTGTACCTCATGGTAAATACGCTTGCGGATGAAAACCATCGTCTGAATCAAATGTGTAATGACCTCATAATGAGGATGCCGTCACGTCTGCACGTAGAAACGATAACAGGCGAAAAATAAAAATCGGCGGAGGCTTACGCCTCATAGGAGGTAAAACCGGATGAGCAATGAAAACAGCAATTCCAAAAATTCCCCGGAAAATAAAAAGAGGTCTTGGCACAAGGAACCGTGGCATAAAAGGTTATTCGACAAGATTTTGGTATCGTATTTTCTTCCGTGCAAGCATGAGTGGGAAGTGCTGGAAGTCCTCTGGACGGTACATGATTACGGCGGATTTAAGTGCGAGGTATGCAAATGTGGGTGTAAGAAATGCGGAGAAATAAGCATTGAGCAATTATTAGTATGAGGTGTAGGGCATGGATAGACCGGTAGAAATCACAAGAAGCTATGCAGAGTGCAAATTCTGTAACGATATTGCTGATATGTGCAATGAGATACCAGATTGTACTCACTGTGAGAATAGAAAAGGAACATGGATAGATACAATCACGAGCCTGCTTGGCACAAAAGCGGTTGTCGTTCTGGAAGATGGCAAAGTGGAGACATATCCGCTGGATAGACTTAAAGTTATCACAAAGAGGGAGAGATAATGAAGATCATTGAAGAAATTGGCGAAGCTGCAATGTTGGAGCAGCTTGCTGAGGAATGTACCGAACTTGCAAAGGCGGCACTCAAAATGGCAAGGATCATACGAAAAGAGAATCCGACACCTGTAACAGAGAAAGAAGCCATAGCAAATATCAGAGAAGAGTACACGGATGTCGTACAGTGTGCCGGAGAACTTTCATTGACCGTAGATGAGGAACAGATGGCACGCAAACACGAACGGTGGGAAAAGAGAGCGAGGGATATAACATGATACCATTCAGGCATTGCATAAGAGAACCGCATAGACCAGAAGTGAAATTTGAGATACTGGCAGCAGCACCGAATGAGTTTCAGGTACGTTACCCAGATTACGATTACATCAAAATGGGAGCCGGACCGTCAGTGATGTATAACAGAGAACAATTACTGTGTTTCCTACTGACATATGACAAGGCAGAGTGCCTTGAATTTATGGAAAAACTGTATCATCACATGGGATGGCCTACTGAAAAGCTGCATGAGAATCCGGCATTTGCCGAAGTGATAAAGGAGAAAGAGGCATGATAGCACGTTTCTTACAGAATATTGTCGTAAATGACATTGAGAAGAATATGGAAATGACTATTGATAAGGACGAAGAACTTTTTGCCATCGACAGAGGAACCCATTATGAACTGAGAAAGGCTGACGGATGGGGAACTATGGCTCCGAAAGAGTGCGAGGGAACATATTATGAGATTATCAAAGAATAAAAATCCGTGTTTTGATTGCCTTGCATCAGAAAAAGAAAATGAGGAAGTATGCAAGACCATACGGGCGATACTGAATAAGCACAATAGCGTACAAGTGGATCTGAATGATCCGGGCAGCATAGGAACATTAACCATAGGGGATTGCACATATAATGTTTATCTTGGAAACACAACACTGAATAAATTGCGGTGTCTGCCGGATAAGGATGTGTATAAACGTGTATTCACACTGATAGAGACATAGGAGGAATATTGATGGAAAATGAGACCAGACCACAGCTCTTTATCATGGATGAACGGCTCGGAGATCCCATACCGCTTGCGGAAATTAAGGAAATATCAGAGCCTACACTGGATGAAGAGTATGATATGCCGGATATTGCTCATCTGAAAGAGGGATTTGAAGTACCTTTTGAAGTGAAAATGAAGAAATCTGCCATAAACAAGCTGTTCCGTCCATGTTTTGGCAGAGAACCATACGGAAATCTCGAAAAATGCGCCAAGTGCATACTGAAAAAGGACTGCGTTGTGGCGAAAATCGAGAATAATTTCAACATGAGATTAAGGGCATACCACCCTTGATAATAAATCACAAGGAGGACACCAATGGAAGAGAAAGAAAAGAAACCGTGGAGACCGCCAGAAGCGGCACATTTACCCGATCCGATAGCGTTTGCCATGCAGGGTTTTGAACGCTTTGGATTACCGAAAGAACGGCTGATACCACCATTACAAACATTTGACAGAGTGATGCAACACTCGGCATTTACCGAAAACCGATGGTGGGAAAATGCAAGACAGGTAACGGCAACATCATCGGCAGAACAGTGGCGGAGAGTGAGCATCGAAAGAGCACGCTGTCTCGGAGAACCATGGCCGGATTTTGATGATATACCGGTTATGAGTATCACAGAGGATTTTTCACAGAAATGTCAAAATGCCACAATCGGATTGTTAAGAGATCAGGTTATAGCGTCATGCGCTATTCCGGGAGAAACATCGTTTAGAGACATTTTTAACCAGTTAGGTATTAAGGAGGACAATATGGATAGAAGTTTAGCGGACAAGAAATTTAAGAGAGTAACTATTGAGTGCGAGGACGGCACGACTTACGCTGGAAAGATCAATCATGTATGCGGCAGCCCGTATCGTTGCGACAAACTGTGTGTAGAAGCAATGGTTGAGGACAAGCCTATTGGAGCATACGGTATCGAGAAAGTCCTGTTCCAGAATCCGGCAACAATCGTATTTTGGTCTGACGGCACAAAGACGGTTGTAAACTGCATGGATAATGTGGAAATCAAGAAAAAGGTTGTTGATGGCAAGGAAATAACCATCCGTAAGCCTAAAAAGGCTGATACCTATTCCGAGGAAGCCGGTCTGGCTATGGCTATCGTGAAGAAATGGGCCGGCAACAACGGAAATTACAACAACATTTTCCGTGAGTTCATTCCTGAGATGGCACAGTCTGAGAAAGAGGCAAAGAAAGCTGCCAAGAAAGCTAAAAAAGCACAGAAATCGGAGGAATAACCAATGACGCTGAGGGAATTTGCCAAAGGATATGACGGAAACATTATGCTGAAAGCATTTGAGAATGAGAAATCAACAGCTCCGGCAGCAATTATGATGACTCAGATTACGGATTCTATCAAGGATGAGGTTCTTGACAAAGAAGTATACAGCTACACAATGGTTTGCACTTCACTGTTTGAACGGTATCTGAGAGTGAATTTTGAAGCTGTGCCGGAGATCCCAAACGAAACGGAGGAAACCACATGAGAACCTATTTTTTTGACACAGAGTTTACTGGTCTGCGTAAGGACACAACTCTTATCAGCATAGGAATTGTCTCAGACACAGGAGATAGGTTCTATGCAGAGTTGACGGACTATGATGAGGGTATGTGTGATGAATGGATTGAGAAGAATGTTCTCGATCATTTGGTTTTGAGTGGCAATGCGGAGTTAGAAGAAAGCCTGGCAGCCGACAATAAAACAACGACTGTAATCGGCAGTAAGGCAGATGTTTGTTGCGAACTTATGGAATGGCTTGAAATGGACGCTAATTTTGACAGTGATTATGCTGCGGTATTCGTTTCAGATGTCTCGCATTACGATATGGTGTTACTGATTGACTTATTGGCAGGAAACGCTATGAAGTTGCCTGAGTTTATTACACCGGCTTGTCACGACATCAATCAGGACATTGCAACGATGCTTGATATTTCAGAAAAGGCAGCTTTTGACATTTCGAGAGAGCAGTTACTTACGGACAGAGGAATTGCTTTGCCGAAAGGTCAGAAACACAATGCACTCTACGATGCGGAGGTTATCAAGGCAATCTATGATGATTTCTATGTGGGGGGGGTAATTAAGGAGGCCACGAATGGACAGGGGACAGATTTTATGCGATTACAGGACTGCGAAGAATCACAAAAAGCAGATCCCTATTCTGGCAGAACTTAATGCCTGCAGTAAAGAAGAAATCATTGATATTCTTACGGAGGGTGGCTACACACGGACATTCAATACCAACGGCGTTGATATATCCGTAAAACGGAAAGAGATTGAGAATAGATATGCCAATGGGGATGATGTAGCCACTCTTGCCATGGCGTATCACATCTCAAAGAAAGCAATCAGGACATTGCTCAATGTACCTGAGACGGAGGATGATAAACCTATGGAAAGTAAAGATACCCAAACGTGCAAAGAAACCATTAACAGACTGCATGAGGAATTGAATGAGGCAAACGATAAAATCCTCTCTCTGACAAAACAGTTGGACGGAGAGAGAAACGATAACACCGCCTTGAAAGAACAGATGGCGAGCATGGAGGCGAAGATAAAAGAACTGAAATCTCATGCGGCGGAAAGTGACAGTTTTTACAGCAGATACCAGGACCAGTGTATCAAAATCAATCAGCTCAATACAACCATTGATGTTCTGATTGACAAGATCAATCTGTTAAAGGCGGTGTACGCATGAAAGATAACGGAATTGAGGTAAGAGTAGCTGACTACTGTGCTTTCTGTGGAGACTTTGAGCCGGACGTTGAGAAAATAGATGCCTCTTGCGTAGCTGATAAAGTACCGAGAGTTCTGACAACGATCAGGTGCAAGGATGCCAAGAAATGTGCAGTTATCTATGAGAGGGCAAAGGAGGCATTGCGTGAAAAATCAGAGATGGTACAGAGTAACATTTGAGACTTTGGAAAGGAAACCCATCAGGAGAACCGTTGAGGTACTTAGCACGGACAGCGTTCATGCGTCTGCTCTGGTATATCAGCAGTTCGGTAGAAAGAAAATCAAGGTAAAATCTGCCAAGAAAGTAAAGGAGAGCGAATGATGGATAATTTGAACTTGAAACCGCAGTCCCCGGATGAAGTAAAAACCATGATGTGGACTGGGGAAAATCAGCGTGAAATGTTCGATCTGCTTACTTGCGGTAAGAAAATTGATGATTATATGACTGCCAGTGGAGAGAACTTTTTCATAGACCATAACGCCGTAAAAGGTGGGCTGGTACTCATTACCAACGTAGGAAATCAGTGCGGATGCGAAATACCGGTAAAGATAGGGGATTATGTGTGCGGCCGCAGATATGGAGATAAATGGTGCTTTTCCGTTGCGGACGGTGCGGCTTTTGAGAACAATACTTGTGGAACTCTCAAAAAGAGAGATGGGAAACGAAAACCGATAGACATATTCAAAGACCAGGAGCAGTTAGAAGAGTGCTTGAGAGAGTGGCAGCACAGGTTATTCCTTGATGGGTGGCTGATATTGGCACACGTTGAGGATAAAATTATGAATCCTAATGGAGAAGAGGTAATTGACGCTGCCGGGTATAACACATTCGTATTTGAATCCAGTCAGGCGAACATCCAGTTACTCAGCGATGAATCTTACAAAGAGAACAATACATTGTTCAAACACTGCATGGAAAAGGATCTTGTGCATGAACTTTTACATTGCAAGTACGATTGGATGGGATGCCAGGGTGGAACCTATGAGGGCGTGTATCTGGATGCGACCGAACACCAGAAGCTAGAGGAAATGGCAAAGAGTCTTATCATGGCAAAATATGGTGTGGACTGCAACTATTTCATGTGAGGTGCGTTATGACAACGGTGGTAGTTTATAAGACCAGGACGAGAGAAGTCCTGGCGGCAATTCCGGTAGAGGGCGGAGATGCCATTTGCCGGAACGACATTGAATTTCAGATTTACAACGGAACAGAACCGATCTTTACGGAAGTTCCCGGAGGGATAGTTCTGGCAGAAAACAAATTTATGCTAAAGATGGAGGACAAGAACAATGAAAAATAAAGGAACATGGATTATTGTCGGCATTGTAGCCGCATTTGTATTACTGATTGCAGGAATTTTCGTAACAACGAACAACGGAGCCATTTCGTTAGAGGAACAGGTTCTTACGGCAGACTCCGATGTGCAGACGCAGGAGAAACGTAGAGCCGATCTCATCTACAATCTGGCAGACTGCGTAAAAGAATATGATAAGCATGAGGCAGATACGCTTTTGGCAGTTGTTGACGCAAGGAACAATGGCGGTGTGGATATTGAGAATGTCACAACTTCCATTGCTGCGGTTGCGGAACAGTACCCGGAACTGAAATCGAATGAAAATTATAAAGAGCTTATGAATGAATTGGCTACGACTGAAAATCTGATTGCACAGTACAGACAGTCCTATAACAATGAAGTCCGGGCATACAAGAAATATGTGCGTAAGTTCCCTCATAAGCAGATCTTAGGAATGATGGGATATGAGGTTATCAATTATTCATATCTGGAATACAGCACAGAGGACAGGCAGCCGGTAAGCAATCTGTTTGGAGAATAAGCCTATGAGAAAATGGAGTACGATAATCTACTCCGGCAGTGGTTGGGATTTGACGGTGCGAGAACTCATGTTTAGCATCGTCATTATCCTTGTCATGCTCACGGGTGGATTTTTCATCAGCGAAAAGATTTCTTCCTCATGCGACAACAAAAATGAGGAATATTATCAGGCAATTAAGATCGATAATGACGCAGAACAGTTCCAGTATGGAATGAGAACCAATGTAGGTAATGCGTTTGTAAAAGGAACTCTGTCGGTTGTAGATCCGGTTACTGACTCTGATATTGATGGCGAATATGCCTACATAGAAGTCAGAGAGGAACATTACAACCAACACACCAGACAGGTAGCCCATACGACAACGATAAATGGAAAATCCCACACATATTACACAACGGAAACTTACTATTCGTGGGATTATTACGACAGTTGGGAAAAACATAGCGAAAAGGTATCATTTCTTGGCGTTGAATTTCCATACGGCACAATATCCATGCCGGGAGACTATCATATAGACACACAGAAGAAATCAAGCCGTGTGCGATATAAGTATTATGTCATAGACACTTCCTACGATGGTGTCATTTATACAGAACTGAAAGATAACACGATAAGCAATGGCAGCACATTCATTCAGACTGATACGTTAGATAGTGCTGTGGATTACATGGTAAGCAGCAGTACGGCGATGATAGTCGGATTCTGGATGCTATGGATTGTCTTTATAGGGGCGGCGGTATACGGATTCTGCTATTTGGATAACAGATGGTTGGAGGATGAGTAATGTTTATAGTAAATCAGGATAGAAATACGACAATCAACATGGAAAATGTGAAAGAAATTTCATTGCATGGGAAACAAATCTTTGCAGACGATACCGTAATTGGTAAGTACGGAACGGAAGAAAGAACAGATCAGGTCTACAATGAAATGCTGCAAACCCTATTTTCCCCATACATGATGTTGAAAAATGCAGAGTTGCCGCCGGACGCAATGAAAAACTTTGCAAACGGAAATGTGATTCTGCTGAAAAGTGCGGACAGAGAGCCTGACGTGAAGTTTTATGACAATGGATTATATTATATGCCGGAGGAATAGAGATGAAAGATTTGATTTTTGCACTTATATGGTTTGTGGTACTGGGAATTTATATCTTTGTGAGTTGGAAAGATGCAAAGTCCAACAACGATGTGAAAAAGGAAATCACACAGATGAATGAACTGCTCTTAGAACAGAACACACAGCTCAGAAAGCAGAACGATCATCTGAATATGGTTATCTTGAGTGTTTGCAGTAAGAGTGTAAGAGATAGACAACAGAAGAAAGATGGTAAAACCAATGATGAGACAGAGAAAGAGAAACAATAAGCCACATTGGCGGAAAAGACCACAGAGAAAGTTACAAGATCAATCAATGCCAATGCCGGAACCGTCCGTTGAATTTCAAAACACCTACACTTTCAGACCGATAGAGACGTACCAGGTATGCAAACACCTTGATATATTCCAAGCAGGTCGAGAGGATATAGCAGGTTTTGTCCATAGGAAAATGGCACAAGAAATGGGTATGAAACTTGCACAAGACGGAATACTCGTATTCGACACAGAACCAGATTCTAAGAACTGCGGAATCGTTGTCAGGGCAAGAGTTGATGTAATAAGACCGAAGTAAAAATACAGAGCCGTGTAGAGCCGTGAGAAAGGATGAATTTTCATGGCTCAACACGAACTATCGAATAAAGAGATTATCGTAAGGCTTCTGAAAAGCGATCTGAGTGACTATGACAATCTTCTGTCCTTACTCGGAATGGCAAATGAGGTTATCCGGGAAGATAAAGAACTTTCGCGGAAATTAGCGAATAAGGTCAGATTCCTTGCACTGAGACTGTGTGCGACAGGAGATATTAAATATT